GGATGGAGGTCGCGAAACTTGCCTTGCTCGTTCGGGACGGCTCGATCCCGGATGGGTTTGACGCCGTTTCGGTTCGGTGGCGGGATGCTGCCACCCCGACGCGGGCCGCGGCCGCCGATGAGGCGACCAAGCTCGTGGGCGCGGGCATTCTGTCTCCAGATTCCACGGTCACCTATGACCGTGTGGGCTTGGCTCCTGACGAGCAGCGCGTCGTGATGGCTGACAAGCGTCGTGGCGCCGGGCGGGCAGTTCTGGCCGGCTTGGCTGATGTCGCTGGCTCCTGAGCAGGTTCGCGCCTCGCTCACGGTGATCTCTGGCGCGGCTTCGTCCGTGCTGCTACTGGCGGGCACGGACGCGGACGCACTGATCGAGACGGCCACCTTGGCTGGAGACACCTACGCCGACGCGGCGGCAGTCCATGCCGCCGAGTGGTACGACGACGCACGGGACGACGCGGGGGCGGCGGGATCGTTCACTGCTGAGCCTGCCGAGATCCCTGGCCCTGCACGATATGAGGCTTTGGTGCGCTGGGGTCTGGTTGAGGGCACGTCCCACGATGCGCAGTTGGCGCTCATCGTCGGTGGCTTGCAACGCATCATCGCCAACGCTCACCGAGTCACGGTCCTCGAGAACGTCGCCCGCGACCCTGCCGGCGCGAAGTGGGCTCGGAAGGCGCGGGCGGGCGCGTGTGAGTTCTGCGCGATGCTCGCCACTCGCGGCGCCGCGTACACGTCGAAGGATGCCGCGTTGGTCGTCGGCGCCGGTAAGGGCGGCCGAGTGCGCGGCCCGCGCATGGCTGGCCAGAAGTACCACGACCACTGTCACTGCCTGATCGTCCCCACCTGGGATTGAACGCAGGCAACTCAAGGACCACCTGAGCCGTAACGGCGAGGGACAAACCCGGAACGGGAGCAGCAATGTCCGAACAGTCGAACGCGCCTGAAACAGGCGTCGAGCAGACGAGCACCACCGAGCAGGCCGTCACCGAGCCGAAGCCGACCGAAACGGTCGAGTTCTGGAAGGCGAAGGCCCGGGAGCAGGAGAAGCGCGCCAAGGACAACGCCGACGCTGCGAAGCGACTGGCCGAGATCGAGGACGCGCAGAAGACCGAGAGCCAGAAGGCATCCGACGCGCTGACGCGGGAGAAGAACCGCGCAGACGCCGCCGAGGCCGCACTACTGCGCTTCGAGGTCGCCGCCGCCCAGGGCGTGCCGGCCAACGCGATCAAGTTCCTGACGGGCTCATCCCGCGAGGAGATCGAGGCCAGCGCCAAGGACGTGCTCGAGCTCATCGGTGACGCGGGCAAGCCGCGATCCCCCAAGCCCGACCCCACCCAGGGCCGTTCGGGCACTGGCCCGCTGTCCACGGCGGACCAGTTCGCCGCTGCCATCGAAGGCAGCTTCACTCGATAAGGAAAACCAATCATGGCTGCAGGAGACCTCAAGCGCAGTTCGGCAGGTGCGGGAGCACTGCCGGCCGCCGTCGCTTCCGAGATCTGGGGTGCGACCGTGACGGCATCGGCTGTCATGTCGGTGGCGCGTCGCGTCAACCTCCCCGGCTCGGGCATCACCATCCCTCTCATCACCGGCGACTCCGCCGCTGCGTGGGTCGCGGAGTCGGCCGAGAAGCCGGTCTCGCACGCGACCTTGGGGCAGAAGAACATGACGCCCTACAAGCTCGCGGTCATCGAGACCTTCTCGATGGAGTTCCGGCGTGACCTGCCGGCGCTGTACAGCGAGCTCGTCCGTCGACTCCCGTTCGCTCTGGGCAAGAAGTTCGATGAGACCGTTCTCGGTCTGTCGGCCTCCCCTGGGTCCGGGTTCGACACCCTCGCCACCGCGCCGGCCATGACGGTCGACGGGACCGGCACCTACGGCGCCCTCGTCGCGGTCTACAACGCGATTGCGGCTGCCGGTGGCGAACTCTCGCACTGGCTCGCCTCCCCCGCACTCAAGGGCCTCCTGCTCGGGGCGACCGACACCCTCGGACGTCCCCTGTTCGTGCCGGACGCGACCTCGAGCAGCGTGGTCGGTCAGGTGCTCAACGCTCCGGTCGTCACCACGCGTGCCGGGATGATCAAGTCCACGACCGTGGGCGACGACACCGGGATCGCGGGCGACTGGGCCAACTCGGCCATCTACGGCACCGTCGAGGGCGTGCAGGTCGACATCAGCGACCAGGCGACCGTCAACGACGGCGGCACGCAGGTGAACCTGTGGCAGCGCAACATGTTCGCTGTCCGTGCGGAGATCGAGGTCGGTTTCGTCGCCCGCGACGTGAACCACTTCGTCCGTGTCACCGACGGCGTCGTCGACACCCCGTGATCGAGCTGAGGCACCGGCACGGAGCGTCGCTCCGTGTTGGTGACGATGAGCAGGCGAAGTTCTGGGAGGACCGCGGTTACGCCCGCGTGGAGCCCCAGAAGGCGCCGCCTGCACCGACGAAGAAGGCCGCGGCGCGCAAGCCCGCTGCCAAGAAGTGACGAGAGGGGCGACCCGTGGCGATCATCCTTGCCGTCGACCTGCCTGCGGCGATCCAGTCGCACGAGCTGGTGTCGGCGATGGTGGCCGGAGCGAACGCGAAGGCGTCGCGGGTCGCCCCTTGTCTCGTCGCAACTGATCCACCTCCGAGTGAGGGCGCGCTCGACGAAGCGAAGCTGATTCTGCTGGGCGCGATCAAGCGGTGGGTCGAGGCCGGTTCGGGCGCGTTGCAGTCACAGACGGCGGGACCGTTCTCGGCGGTGCAGGACACTCGGCAGCGCACAGGCTTCAACTTGTGGCCCTCGGAGATTCAGCAACTCCAGGACATTTGCGCATCGGGTTTCGCCAGTGCGCAGGCGTTCGAGGTGGACACGACCCCCAACGCGGCAGGGAGCGGCTACTGGTCGCGCCCCGACACTTGGGTTCCCCTCCACTGATGTTCACCTACGCCGAGCCGGTCACGTTCTATGAAGCCGGCGCCGTATCCGACCCCTACTCGGGCGAGGACGAGCAGGACTGGGACAACCCGGTCCCGGTCCTCTCTGCGGCGGCCGGTGTCGAACCGCTCGCGTCCCAGGAGCCTTTGCAGGACGGTCGCCAGGCGGTCATCGTCGGGTACCGGCTCTACTTCGACCACCTCGTGACCATTGACCGCCTGTGGCGCGTTGACGTGCGCGGGGAACGGTGGAAAGTCGAGGGCCGTGCGGCAGCGTGGAGGAATCCCTTCACCGGCTGGGAGGCCGGCACCGTCGTGCAGGTTGGTGGCACCGATGCCTAGGGTCAAGGTGAAGTTGAACTCGGCGGGCGTCGTGGACATTTTCGAGCAGTGGGCGGCTCGTGACGGTGCCCGGCGTGCTGATCGGGTGGCTGCTCAGGGTCGGGCGACGGCGCCGGTCGTCTCCGGCACTTACCGGGACTCGATCCGTGTGTCGCGGGAAACCCACGGCAGGGGCCGGCCGGTGTTCCACATCGGCCCATCGGTTGACTACGGCATGAAGGTTGAGGCTGCGACCGGGACGATGGCTCGCGCTCTCGACGCGGCCGGTGGTGCGTGATGTCGTTTCAGCCTGCCACGGTCGTTCACCCGGATGTCGAGTTGTGGGCGACCGGGTATCTGCGTGCGGCGCTGGCTGGCCGACCCGAGTTGGTCGCCGCGAGTGTGCACGTGTCGAACCAGAAACCGACGACGAACAAGCCGCGCACGGTCGTGGTGCGCCGTGACGGCGGCCCTCAGCGTGGCCTATTCGACTTCCCGCGCCTCGGTGTGCGGGTGTGGGCCGATAAGGAGCAGCACGCGTCGGACTTGGCTCGTCTCGTGCAAGCGCTGCTGCTCGCTGCGCCCGGTGACGGCCCGGTCTTGCGGGTCGAGTCACTGTCCGGCCCGTCCGGCGTCCCGGACGAATCGCAGTTCCAGAAGTACCTCACTGTCGAGTTGATGACTCGAGGCGAACCTCTCTAGGAGGACCCGTGACCATCCTGACCCACCCGGACAGCAAGCAGTCGATCGAGGTCGACGAGGAGCAGGTGCCGATGTACCTGACCCAAGGCTGGACCGTCAAGGACTCCGCGAAGAAGGCCGCGGACAAGAAGTAGCCCGAACCACCCCCTCGCTGCGCGCACAGCGGAACCCACCCAATCTGCGGCATCCGCCGCTGACCCGCATAAGGAGTTCCGATGGCCCTCGATGCCAGCAAGGTCCGGGTCGCAGTCACTGGCGAGGTCAGTGTCGGCGCGACCACCGCAACCGCCCCCACGGGCACGGGCGGCGCCCTGACCGGTTTCACCGGTCTCGGGTATGTCTCGGAGGATGGTGTCACGGAGGCGCGTGAGCGCTCGACGGAGGACATCAAGGCGTGGCAGAACGGTGCGGTCGTCCGCACCCTCGTCACCGAGGGCAAGTTGACGTATCAACTGGCCCTCATCGAGACGAAGAAGGAGACCGTCGAACTCGCCTACGGCACGACCGTCACGCAGACCGCGACGGACGGCAACTACGTCATCGTTCCGACGAACACGGGCGGCCGGAAGTCCTTCGTCATCGACATCATCGACGGTGCGCAGATCAAGCGGATCTACATCCCCGAGGGTGAGGTCACCGAGGTCGGTGAGACCGTCTACGCCAACGGTGAGGCGATCGGCTACGAGGTCACGATCGCGGCCTACCCGAACACCACCATCAGCGGCAACGCGAAGGTGTGGGACACCGCCATCAAGACCGGGGCCTGACAAGCCGGCCGGGTGACGTTCTGCGCGGGGCGTCACCCGGTCTTTCGTTCTTTCCCGCGTAAATCCCCCTCCCGCGCAACCGAAAGGACACGCGCATGTCCAAGCCTTTCTCTGTCGTCACTGGCGACACGTTCGTATGGAACTCGCCCGACCCCGACGTGGGCACGGTCGAGATTCCACTGAAGTTCAAGGGCAAGATCCTCAAGGCCGCGAAGCAGTACCAGGACGACGACGTGTCGTTCATGTTCTTCGTGATGCACTCGATCGGGGTGTCTGAGGCGATCACGGACGAGATCGACGCTGGCGAGTTGCGGGCCATGTTCAAGGCGTGGCAGTCGGCGTGGCAGGAGCGAGCAGAGGCGACCTTCCCGGAAGCCTGACGCTCCTCGATCTGATCGAGGAGCACCGCTCCGCTTTCGCCTACGACTGGCGTACGCGCTTCGGCCTGTCTGTGTCGTCCGTGGGTGATGCCATGACGTTCGGTGAGGCGTGGCTGCTCACGTTGGAGTTGGTGCGCGACCCGTCGTCGCATGTGGCTGCTGCGGTGGGTGGGCTCACGTTCCCGGTGTCGCAAGAGTGGCTGGCGATCAAGGTGCTGGTCGACAACTACGTCGCATCCAAGACGCAGAAGCGCGCCAAGTTGCAGACGTTGCGTGATCCCACTGCCGCGCCTCCCCGCCGTTGGGGTTCGCCCATGTCGAAGGACGCGCTGCGGGCCGTCCTCGACGAGCAGCGGGCCATGCCCGCTACCGACTCTCCCGCCGAGACCATCCAAGGAGGCTGAGCGTGTCCGAGGTCGCCTCCGCATTCGTCACCATCGCCCCGTCGTTCAAGGGTGGCGGTCGAGCGATCCAGAAGGAGTTCGAGGGCTCTCTTGACGGCAACGCGGCCGGGAAGAAGGCCGGCACCGGCTTCATGGGTGGCTTCGGCGGCTCAGTGAAGGCGCTTGCTGGTGGGCTTGCGGCCGGGTTCGCGGGTGGCGCGCTCGTCTCCGGGATCATGAGCTCGATCAACGCTGCCTCCGACCTGTCGGAGACCATCAACAAGTCGACGGTGATCTTCGGCGAGAACTCGGGAGCGATCGACAAGTGGGCTCGTGGCGCGGCTACGTCGATGGGTCTGTCTCGTCAGGCCGCACTCAACGCAGCATCCGGCTTCGGGGACATGTTCTCCCAGCTCGGGTTCAGCGGCGACCTGGCGGCGAGCATGTCTCAGGACGTCGTTCAACTGTCGGCGGATCTCGGGTCGTTCAACAACCTCGGCACCGAGGACGTGGCGCAGCGGATCAGCGCCGCGTTCCGGGGCGAGTACGACTCCCTGCAACCGCTGATCCCGAACATCAACGCGGCCCGCGTCGAGCAAGAGGCGATGGCGATGACGGGCAAGAGGAACGCGAAGGAGTTGACGGCGCAGGAGAAGGCTGCTGCGACTCTCGCGATCGTCCAGAAGGACGGCGCTCGGGCGATGGGTGACTTCGCCCGGACTTCCGATGGTGTGGCGAACAAGCAGAAGATCCTTTCGGCGCGAATGGACGACGCGAAGGCGAAGTTCGGTGAGTTGCTGCTGCCTGTGAAGTCGCTTGCGCTTGACGGGTTCATGGCGTTGATGGATTGGGGCGAGCGGCTCGGGCCGACGTTCCAGGCCATCGGTGATGTTGTGTCGGGCTTCTTCGGCATCCTGCGTGACGGCAACGTCTCGGGCGCGCTCAAGTCGTTGTTCAACCTCGACGACGGTCAGGCGGCTGGGGTCGCGTCGACCTTTACGGCGATCAAGGACGCCGTGATGACTGCGTTCGGCGCGGTCAAGGACTTCATCCTCAACCAGTTCATCCCCGCCTTCATGACGGTCGTCTCGGCGGTGCGTGGCTGGTATGACGCCGTGGTCCCGATCGTGATGCAGTTCGTGCAGGGCGTCATGAGCAACCTCGAGCCGATGCTCCCGAAGATCATGGCGATCTTTGGCACGGTGGGCTCGATCATCACGGGCGCGATGCAGATAATCGCGGCGGTCATCCAGGGTGCGACGGCGTTCATCTCGGCGTGGTGGGCGATCTGGGGTGACTCGATCATCAGCATCGTGTCGGCCACGTGGTCGGCTGTCATCGGGATCATCGGGCCGGTGCTGGACATGGTGCGCTCGATTATCGCGACCGTTCTCGCGGTCATCCGAGGTGACTGGTCGGGCGCGTGGGATGGCATTAAGGGCATCCTCGCGGCGAGCTGGGCCTTCATGTCGGGGATCGTGACCGGCGCGGTCGGTATCATCCGGGCGCTGATCAGTGGCTTGATGAGCGCGGTGTCTTCGCTGTTCTCGGCCGGCTGGAACGCGGCGAAAAGTGTTGTGTCGTCGGCATGGTCTGCGATCAAGAGCGCGGTGTCGTCCGGGGTGTCGTCGGTGATGAGCCTCGTTTCGTCCCTGCCGGGCCGGATCGTGGGCGCGCTCGGCAATCTCGGGTCGCTGCTGTACGCCAAGGGTGCACAGCTCATCCAAGGCTTGATCGACGGCATCATGTCGAAGATCAGCGCGATCGGGTCGGCCATGTCAGGGGTCGCGTCGAAGATCGCGGGCTTCCTCCCCGGCTCTCCCGTCAAGGAAGGGCCGCTGACGTCGTGGAACAACGGCGGCGCGGGTAAGCGGCTCGGCGGGTTGCTCGCGGACGGTCTGGACGCGTCACAGGCTGCGGTGGCTGCTGCGTCGGCTCGGATGGCGTCGGCGGTGTCGGTCGGCTCGGTGTCGATGGATATCGGCTCAGCAGCCTCTTCCGCCGGCGGCCTTGAACCGGTCGCGATCCGTGCCGCCCTTGATGGGGCGACGCTGCGGCTCGGGCCGGTGGATTCGATCACGCGCGAGGTCACGGCGCAGCTGGTCACGGCCTACTCGAGGAGTGTCTGACATGCCGGTGACGGTGCGTGGTGCATATTCGGGCAAGGTGTCCCCTGCAGGGCGGACAACGATCTCGTGGCCGGCTGGTACGGCCGAGGGTGATCTGGCGTGGGTGCATTGGGGCGGGGGGGGGGG